TTAGAAGCCATCAAGGATAAAAAAATTTCTAGATTGATAGTGAACATGCCACCAAGACATACTAAGTCAGAATTTGCTAGTTATCTGTTCCCTGCTTGGATGATGGGGCATAACCCTAAATTGAAAATTATCCAAACCACCCATACAGCAGAGCTAGCCTATCGTTTTGGTAGAAAAGTCAGAAATTTGATGAATGAACAGGAATATAAGTCGGTGTTCCCGGACACGGAACTACGAGCAGACTCTCAAGCTGCAGGAAGATGGGAAACAAATCATGGGGGCGAGTATTTTGCGGCAGGTGTCGGTGGTTCGATAACCGGGCGTGGTGCAGATTTACTCATTATCGACGATCCACACTCCGAACAAGACGCTCTTTCGAAGACGGCGATGGAAAATGCGTGGGAATGGTACACATCAGGTCCCCGTCAGCGTCTTCAACCAGGCGGAGCCATTGTTGTGGTCATGACAAGATGGTCAGAAGACGACTTAACAGAGCGTTTAATGGAAGCTCAAATGAAAGATCCGATGGCGGACAAGTGGGAAATAGTAGATTTTCCAGCGATCACGGACAACGGCCAACCTCAATGGCCCGAATATTGGAAAAAAGACCAATTAGAAGCCGTCAAAGCCTCACTACCCATGGCAAAATGGAACGCACAGTGGCAACAACAGCCAACAAGTGAGGAAACTTCCATCATTAAGCGAGAATGGTGGCAAGAATGGAAGAAAGAACAGCCACCTTTGCAATATATTATTCAAAGTTACGATACAGCGTTCTCTTCAAAGACCACATCGGACTATTCGGCGATTACAACGTGGGGAGTTTTCTATAATGAGGTGACAGGAAAGCAAAATTTGTTGTTAATGGAAGCAGATCGAGGAAGATGGGACTTTCCTGAGTTAAAAAGGATTGCTTTGGAAAAAAATCAGTATTGGCAGCCCGAACAAATCATTGTGGAGGCAAAAGCAAGTGGACTTCCACTTACTCACGAGCTTCAAGCTATGGGAATCCCGGTGATTAATTTTACACCAAGTAGAGGAAACGACAAAATGGTGAGAGTCAACTCTGTATCTCCACTTTTTGAGAGTGGATTGGTTTGGTACCCACCATATAAATGGGCAGAAGAAGTGATTGAAGAATGCGCAGCTTTCCCTTATGGTAGAAACGACGACTACGTTGATAGCATGACACAAGCATTGATGCGTTATCGACAGTTTGGTGCATTAGTTCATGAAGATGATGAACCTGTAGAAGATTGGAGACCTAAGCGTAAGATTGCTTTTTATGGATCTTAGGGTATAAATAACAAATGGCTGAAATTGATAAAACCTTAAACGAAGCACCGCAAGGTGTGGAGGAAGAAATTATTGAACAGACTGTAACTGACGGTCCTATGGAAGTAGAGGTCGAAGGAGACGAGACCGTGAGCATTGATCCGTCGCCCACGGACACCGGAGCAGGGTTCGCAGACAATTTAGCCGAAACAATAGAAGAACAAACTCTCGCAAAGTTATCAAATGAATTACGATCACAGTTTTCTGTTGATCACACATCACGAAAAGATTGGGAACAATCTTACATTAGAGGATTAGACCTTTTAGGTTTTAAATATACAGAAACCTCTGAACCGTTCAGAGGCGCAGCATCAGTTTCTCATCCACTACTCGCAGAGGCCGTCACGCAGTTTCAAGCAGGAGCTTATAAAGAGCTTTTACCTGCGGGCGGTCCCGTCAAAACATCTATCATTGGACAAGCAACACCAGAAGTAGAAGAACAAGCAGAGCGAGTCAAAGAATTTATGAACTACGAGATTACTTACAGGATGAAAGAATACGATCCTGAAATGGATCAAATGTTATTTCACTTACCACTCGCAGGAAGTGCATTTAAAAAAATTTATTACGATGGCAACATGGGAAGACCATGTGCAAAATTTATTCCGAGTGAAGATTTAGTCGTGAACTACGGCGCATCGGAATTAGAAGATGCAGAAAGAATCACTCACGTGATAAAAATTTCTCCGAACGATTTGAAAAGACAAATGATTTCTGGTTTTTACAGAGATATCGATGTGGAAGAAGGAGACGATCTTTACTCTGATTACTCTGATATTCAAGAAAAGTATGACGAGTTAGAGGGTGTGAAAAAAGGAGATTACGCAGGACAGTATCAATTACTAGAAATGCACGTTGATTTAGATTTGGAAGGTTATGAAAACATGGGTAATGACGGTGCCCCCACAGGGCTAAAATTACCTTATGTTGTAACACTGGAACAGAGCACAGGAAAAATTTTATCTATCTATCGAAACTATTTAGAAAACGATCCGATGTTTATGAGACAAAAATATTTTGTTCACTACAAGTTTTTACCTGGTCTCGGATTTTATGGTTTTGGTTTAGTACACATGCTCGGTGGCTTAACTCGAACAGCCACAGCAGCCCTTCGAGCATTGTTAGATGCAGGTACATTATCCAACTTACCTGCTGGTTTCAAATCAAGAGGACTCAGAGTCAGAGATGATGAAGAACCTTTGATGCCTGGCGAATTCAGAGATGTAGACGCACCGGGTGGAGATTTAAGAAATGCATTGATGCCACTTCCTTACAAAGGACCTGACGGAACCTTATTTCAATTATTAGGTTTTGTCGTGGACGCTGGTCGACGATTCGCTGCCATAGCAGATATGAAAGTGGGCGATGGGTCCCAAGCTAATCCTGTCGGTACCACCATGGCATTACTCGAGCAAGGCTCCAAGGTAATGTCCGCTATTCACAAAAGATGTCACTACGCACAAAAAGAAGAGTTTCAATTACTAGCTAAATTATTCGCAACAACTCTTCCACCAGAATATCCATATAATGTGGCGGGTGGAAATAGATCTATTAAGCAACAAGACTTTGACGATAGAGTTGATGTCTTACCTGTTTCTGATCCAAACATCTTCTCTATGTCACAGAGAATTATGTTGGCACAAACACAATTACAATTAGCACAAGGTGCACCTGATGTTCATAATTTATATGAAGCATACAGAAGAATGTATATGGCACTTGGCGTGCAAGATATTGAAAGCATTCTACCACCACCGATGGGCCCACAACCTATGGATCCTGGTGTAGAAAACTCACAAGCACTAATGATGGGACAATTAACAGTATTTCCAGATCAAGATCATATTGCTCACATTGAAGCACACAGAGCATTTATGAGTTCTTATTTAGTTAGAAATAATCCTCAAGTCGCAACGATACTTCAAGCACACGTTGTTGAACACACTTCTGCTTTAGCGAGACAAGAAGTGCTAGCGGAGAGTGGCCCTGCGTTACAAGCAGAGATACAAAAATTTGGTGGAGATGTGCCGCCAGAACTACAAGCTCAATTCCAACAACAACTTGAAAAATTAGTTGCTGATAAAGTAGCAGCGATGACACTTGAAATGGTGGCTGAAGAACAACAAGCAATACCTTTTGGTCAACAACAAGATCCATTAGTTGCACTGAAACAACAAGAACTAGATCAAGAACAACAAAAAATTAACATAGACGCAGCAGATGATTTATCTAAAAGAAAATTAGAAGAAGATAAATTAAGTTACAAAAAACGATCTGATGCTGCAAAACTCGCACAACAACAAAGAATTCAAGATCAAAGAACTGCCGTTCAAAGAGAGAGAATTAATGCCTCTAAAAAAAGGTAGTAGTAATCGTACAATAAGTGCTAATATATCTAAACTGAGGAAAGAAGGTAAGCCTCAGAAACAAGCAATTGCGATTGCTCTACAAAAGGCAGGTAAAAAAAATGTCAAAAAAAGAAAAACTTAACCCTTGGGAAACGATTGATCAAAAAGTTGTAGAATCCCTTACTAATGAATTCAAGGCTTTACATGTTCTTTATGTTTCACAAGAGGTTGATGCGTTGGCAATTGCTAGTGCTTTTTTAGCTGCAGGACAGTGGGCAATGAACAAAGAATTAGGTTTAAAAGATACTCAAGATTTGCTAAGGTTATTGGCAAATTATAAATACGAGGTAATACCTCAACACAATAGGACGATACACTGATGAAAAAAAACTTAAAACCAGTAGACAAGGCTAAAAACCCTGGTCTAGCAAAACTTCCAACAGAAGTTAGAAACAA